AAATTCTTTGGCCATTTTTGATGATGCTGCATCTATGCCTTTCATAGCATCTACAAGTTCTTTAAGTAAATAAAGAGGGCCTAAGGATTTTAAAAGACTTTTACCTAAGCTTTTAATACCCGCCATCATTGAACTCATAGGTTTTGTAACATTTTTAGGAATTTTAACACCCTCAGTTATTCCCATTTTATCAGCTTTTTTCTTAGCGGTGGCACCTGCAAGTACCTTCCCATCTTTACCTAGAAGTTTATCTTCTAAACCTAACCTTTTTACTGCATCTTGGGTTAAACCTTTTCCGGTTTTTAAGGCTTCTTCATCTAATTTCCTTTGGTCTAATTTAGCATTATAAATATCCTCTTCTATCCTTCTATTTATTTCATTATCCATAGCCACATCTCGTGCTGCTTTAGAAGCATCACCAAATGCACTTGAAAATTTATTTAGTCCGGGAATGGCATTAGCAATATCTTCTAAACCTCCAAATAATCGTGCCCCACTTTGAGAATTAATGTTATCTTGAAATGTTTCAACGTCTTCAAGAGCTGCCATATACTCTTTTTCTTGGGCTATTCTGGCTTTAATTTCAGCTGCTTGATCAGGACTTAAATTACCATACTTAACAGCATATTGTAGTCTTTTAAATTCTAATGCTGCTAAGGCTTTTTTCTTTTTTACTTCTTTATCAGTTAAAGTTGCTTGACCATTTAAGACCTGAGTGAAGTCTTCTGCTATACCAACTAATGATTTAAATGATTTTTTAGATGTACTTAAGGCGAAATTAGCTTTTTGAAGTTCTTGAATACTACCTTTTAAAGATTGACCGAAGTAATCAATATCACTATTAACAGAATTAAGTTCTCTTCTTAGTTTAGATAGCTCTACATTAGCCTCTTTAAGTTGACCTGGATTAAACTTTTTAAAGTCTACTTGCCCTAATTCTTTCTTAATGAGACGTATTTGCTCATTAACATCATTTAAATCATTCTTAGCCATTTGATGTTTTATTATAAATATTATTATTTATAACTTGTTTTACCTTTATATGGTTTAGATGCAGAAGTAAATTCTGGGGTGTTGATTTTACCATCAGTTGAAATTAAAGTTTTATTACCTTTTTTACCAGATCTAGCTGCTTCTATTTCCTTTTTCTGGTTGGTATAGTGGTCATTTAATTGAGACATTGTAAATTTACGTAGCCATATAGGCATATTATATACAGTATGCCAATCATACCCCCCCTGACCATGAAATACTATACTATGGATAGATTGAAATAATAATTTTCTATATTCCTGAGTTATATCAGGCGTCAGGCCAAAAAAAGTTTAGCCCAACAGGGACTACAACTTCCTCCCCTCCTTCAAGCACAACGTTCATGTCTACATCCGGAGATATACTTTTAACATGATCTCTAAATGCTCTAGCATCTCTTGCTAAGAAATAATTATCAACAAAATCTCTAATTTCTTTTTTTTCATCTTTACCATCTACAGAAGTAATCATATATTTTAGCCTTGTAGTAAGTAGGGGTGAAGAATTTGGAGAAATTTTCTTTAACCCAGATAATTCACGATCAATTTTCTTTTCATCAACACCATTTAACATTTTAAATGTTAAAACTGTACCAGTGTGTTCTAATGTATAAGTAAATTCATTTTGGGAGTTTTCTAATTGTGTGTAATCTATATCTTTAAAACCTATTTCAGTTAAATCTATTACTTCCTCCTTACCCGATATGGTTACTTTATATTCTTTACCATATCCCAAGATTCGTGTAGCAACCATTAAAGAATTTTTATCCCCTGTGTATAAATCTTCTACTTTTATTTCTTTATTTATAATTACAGCCTCTAATAATTTATTTAGAACTGTACCTTTTTGGATGTAAGATGTATTAGTTAAAATATCTTCTTCCTTTGCTGTCATATATTTGATTTCTACTTTACCACTTGATAGAGGGTGGTCTTTTGGGTATAATAATCCTTTAGATGGTAATTCTACTTCTTCGGTTGGGAATTTAAATTCACTCATAGTCTTTATTTGGTTAAAACGTTTTTATCAGTTATAAATATTAAAAAGGAAAGTTCTTAAAACGATTATTAATTATTTATTTATTCTATTTTCAAACTTATCAAACCTTGAATCCATTTGTCTATAAATTTCATCAATTTGATTTTGGCAATCTAAATACACATCACTTATCTGTTTATTATGATCTTTACCGATTTCATCCATAGCTAGATAAGCATTATCTACAGATTTTATAACATCTTTAACTTTGGTTTTCACCTTAAACACTCCTATCGAAGCGTACCCTACTAAGAATACACCTACTGTGGATAGGACACCTAACATAAATTCTAAATTTTCCATATATTGTTCTTTTTAAATGTTAAAGAACTTTTCCCTTTAATATTAGTTACCAATATACAAAAAAGCTTGGCCGAAGCCAAGCAATTTTCAAAAGGAAGGGTAAAAAATATTTTAGAAATTTAATATACAATAATCTGGTTGTACTGTAATCTGTAGTTCTACAGCAGCACTTTCATTATCCCAGTTATAATCTCCAAAGGTAGCTTCTGTAATCAGTGCACCTTTAATAATCCATTCTGAAACGATATCACCTACAGGTCCTAATACGTTCATAGTTAAATCTTTCTTATAGAAATCACTATATCCGTCTCTACCTGTTACTGATTCGTGATGTAATCTTACCCACTCCATTACAGCTTGCGCCCCAGATGGTGTAATTGGGTCAAATAACGTCATTTGTATCGTATTCCAAAGTGTTTTACCTTTAACGTATCTTGCAACGTTAATGTGGTTTAATTGAACTGAACCTTGCGTTAATGAAACAGCTCCCATACCTTTAATTTGGTATGAAGGAATCCCGTCAACATACATAATAAATCTATTCTGTTGCTTTGGCTCAAATGCTGTATAAAATATTTCGTTTGGGTCTAATACTGCCATTTTATTGTTTTATTTTATTATAAATATTTATCTTTTTATTTTTTATTCAGGAAATGTTGCTCCAGTTGGTAAAACATTGAAATCTAAAATTACGAATTCAGCTGTTTTGGTTGGTTGTAGGTAAATTTGTCCTACTAGCTCATTTCTGTCTATTACATCTGGTGTGTTATTTGTCTCATCCATTACAACTTGGAAAGCATATAATCCTTGTCTTTGTTGTACTGATTCTAGGTATGGATTTACTTGTGCTAAGAAATTATTTCTTGTAGCAATTGTATTTTGTTCAAATACTAAGTTATCCGATACTTGAGTAATATAACTCTTAAGTGAGATTAATAATCTACGTACATTTACTCTATCTAAAGCACTTGCTCTTTTCTGCAATGTTTTCTGTCCAAATACTACAACTCCACTTCCTGGGAATGTAGCTATTGGGTTTATATTTGCTTCATATAATGTATCTCTGTTACCTGATGTTAATTTTCTTTCTGCTCTTATTACACTTCCTAAAGCTCCTCTAATTAAACCTGCAGGTGCGAACCATGGGTCTGAAGATGAATCAGTAAATGCGTATACTGCTGGAATATACGTTGAAGCTGGCGCCCAAACTGTTTGTCCAGTAGCTGAGTCGATTGTTTGTAACCATGGCCAATATGTTGCTGAATACGATGTGTCATATCCTGCTGCTTGATTGGTTACTGTGTTTATAGTACTGTTATAAGGTACTAAATCTATTACTGAGATACAATCCGTTCTACCTTGTGCTAAAGAAACCAATTGGCTTGTTTGTGCATGTATAGATCCTATTAATCCCGGAGCTGATATTACATTAAATTGGTAATCATCTTTGTTGCTTAGTAATTTTATAGATGATGTGTAATCATCTGGGCTAATACCTTGTATATTTGTTGGTGTTATATTTTCGTTAAATTTAGCATCACCATTTTCAAAATTATTACCTGCACCACCTGCAAATGATCCTGAGGCTATTTGAGGTAAACTTCCTGTAAATTGGGCTTTAGCTTCTCCACTATTATCAAAATATTGTGGAGTTGGTGAATTTACATTACTAACATAGGCATAAGCACTTCTATTAATATAATTACCATTAGTTTTTACATAGTAATCAGTTCCATCCTGCTCTATAGTATAATAAGTATCACCTATTGCTTTTGCTACATAAT